CTGCGTCACGTTGAGCTCGAAACGCACCAGCCATGTGCGGTTAGCGCTGTTCTTGACCTCGGTGACGAAGCGCGTGCCGCCACGGCGCACAGCTGGGCCTTGCACGGACGGGATGAAATTCTCCAAGCGGCGGCAGCCGTTGGTGTATTTGGCAATGTCGACCCGACCATCCATGAGCGGTGAAAGCTCCCCCGCATTGAACGTCGAGCGGATCGGTGAAGCCTTCGGCATGGATCACAGCCTCGAAATGATGAATTGATCGTCCGGCGGCATTTGCGGCGGGCGCTCGATGGCGTTGACCTTGACGGCCTCGCCCACGGCGCGCTTCCACTCGGCCCAAGCCGCGTCCTTCTTCTGGTTCGATTGCGTCAGCTCTTCGCAGATTTCCGCAGCGATGCGGCAGGCGAGAGCCTCGCGGAACAGCACGTCCCACGCATTCGGGTCATCGACCCGGCGGCAATAGCGGATCTTCAACGGAGCCGCGATGTCGGTGAGGATTTTGCCACCCTCGATGGCATAATCGGCGGTTTCCGCGCCGATGTAGTTGTCCATGACCGTAGACGGGTAGCGCCCGTCGATCATGTCCAGCCGCAGGAAATCCGCAGGCAGCTGGTATTCATACTGGAACTCATAAGCCGGGGTCGTGGTCAGCGCAGGCAGCGCGGTCCGGACCAAAGCAAACGACCAGCGATGCGCCCGAAGCTCTGCATCACGCAGATCATCGAAGCACGACGCGACGGCGCGGGCCTGCTTGTTGTTATCCCCAAGGGAGATAATCCGAGCAGCGCCCAGCTTCGTCAGCGCACGGTTGGCGACTTGGATGACCGAGGCCATCGCTTAGACCGTCACCCAGCCGTAGGAATCGTCCGCCTTCTTGATGCAGATGTAGAGAACATCCGCAGCACCAGCAGCGCCCCACAACAGGAAAAACCGCCCGCGATGCTCGCCAGCGGCATTCGGCAGAGCAGCGCCCTGCCAAACCTTAATCGTTCCGATCAGCATCATGGCGGCCCCCTATCAGGCGAGCGGCCAAGTGCGCTTGATCAGGTAAGCCTCCAGAGCCTCCAGCGCCAGCATGACGTCCTCGCGGGTGAGCGCGGTGTCAGCCAGATCGATGACCAGCTCGATGGATTTGGATTGTGTGCTAGAGCCTTCGCTGATCGCGCCGTCTAGCTTGTTGCCTCGGTCGAGGCCGATATAACGCTTTGCCATGATTGCCTCCTAGATGGAGAACGGGGAGGCCGGAGCCTCCCCTGTTCCGTTACGGTGCCGAGAAGTAGAGATCGACTTAACCCGAACCGGTCGACGGCAATGCAGCAGCGCCGACGGTCAGGATCACGGTCTCTTCAGCAGCCAGAGCCGCACCATTGGACGCGCCGATTTTGCCAAACAGCGTCGGAGCAGCAGCCGTGAAGGTTGCAGCAGCGCGATACTTGGCAGCATCAGCAGCCGTACCGATGGCGACAGTTGCGGTCGAACCAAAGGTGGCCGAGCCGTTGATCACGCCATAAGCAAAGGTGTGACCAGCCGGAACTTTAGCCAGAACGATGGTGTCGCCGCTTGCCTGTGCGGCCAGCGAGAAGGTTGCGCGGAAACGACGCAGACGGCCACCAACAAAAGAACCCGAAGGTTTCGTTGCCGGAACCGCATACAAGCCGCTCACTTCATTTGCGTAAGTTTGTGCCATGATTCATCTCCCGATTAGGCGCACTTGATCTCAACGACCTTCTTCTCTTCGAGTCGGGTCGCACCATAGGTGCCGGTTACGTACACCTGATAGGCGTTGCGCTTATCCGGACGACGATCGATCGACGTCTTGATGTCGTTCCACATGCCCAGATGCATGCCAGACTTGGCCCACACCGGGATACGGCGATAGCCAGAAGCGTCGGTGGTCAGCAGCTCGGTGTGAATGAACTGGAAGCCCATGAACGACGTCACCTTGCCGTCAACGAGGACAGGCTTGGCGTTGTAGTCGAGCGAGATCACCTGCGCTTCATTCAACAGAGCGTCATGCTCGGCAGCGGTGATAGCGACGTAGAGCGGGTCATTGTCGATATCGACATTGGCCGCCATCAGCAGCTTCTTCGCAGCGCGCAGCTTGGCGATGTTGAGGCCGGTAGCAGCCGACGAACCTGCGTCCACAGCAACCTGCTGGGCCGACGGGAAAGCAACAGCGGTGCTGCCGTTTTCGCCGGTGTTCGACGAGCCAAAGATGGCCGAGATGATCTCCTTGTCCTGCGCACGGCCCAGCGCGTACACGCCGTTCTGAACGTAGGAACTGGTGGGATCGATGAGCATGCGCAGCTTGTCCTGATCGTCGATCAAGTCAGCCCAATCATAGTCGTTCGGGTAGACCCAGCGCGCATCAGCAGGGGTGCTGATCAGCGGGGTGTCCGAGTGACGCGACTGGTTCTTGACAGGCTCAACAGCGCCGACCTGTTCGACAGCCTTGGCTGCCTTACCGACGTAGCTGTTTACGGTGACCGCATCACGCAGCTTCGAGCCCTTCTGTTGGAGCAGAAGCTGGATGTTGGTCGAGTACTGCTGCACAAAGTGCGTAGTAACTTGAAAAGACATAATACCCTCCGAGGGTTTGGTTGATTACTTCGACGATTTCTCGTCCGCTTTCGGAAGGCTTGTCCGCTTATTCGGCGGGGCCAGCTTGGCCGCTTTCGACCCGTCACCCGGCTGCGCTTCCGCAGTTGTCGGGATGGCCCCCACCCAGCTTAGATACTCACGGGCAACAGCGATGTTTTCCTGCGCTGATCTGTCCGGGCGGTGTGCCAGTTTCAAACATTCTAGACGAATTTCAGAGTTGTGCATATTTTTTCTCCACAGAGATGCGATTAACGCATCACTCCGGGAAAGCCAGCTGGTGCAGGCGGGCAAACTCGGCACGCGCATCGGCATCGCCAGCGACGTACTTCTGCGTCCAGCCCTTGTCGGCTTTCAATTCCGAGATGCTGGCCTGCGCCTGCACCGGGGTCATGCCGAATGTTCTCGTCGTAAGCGCCGCCCCATTCCTGCTTGAGCGCCGACAGATCGGCCTCGGCCTTCTGGGCCATGCCAGCCACCGACGTATCGACCATGCCCTTCTGGACGCCGTGATACCACTCGGCCAGCGCATTGCCCTGCTTCTCGGAGAGGCCAAGCTCGTGGAACTTGGACTGCACGTCCTTGACGAACTGGTCCTGCCCATCGCCCATCGTCGGGATTTTGTAGGCATCAGCAGCCTGCGGGCGACCCAGCGAGTCATAGACCCGCGACCAGCCCTCGGCATCGTCCTCGCCCTTTGGCAGCGGCAGCTTCTCGCCACCCAGCAGCTTCTCCAGATTGCGGTAGCCGTCAGCCAGCTCACGCGGGTCCTTCCAGCCCTTATTCTGGACGTAGCCCTTTAGCTCGGTGTCCTCGATTGTATCCAGCCACGACCCGGTCGCAGGAGGCGTACCGCCACCCTGACCGCCATCGGGCAAACCGCCTGTCGGATTGCCAGCGCCAGCACCACCATTACCACCACCGGCAGCACCATCGCCCGCCGGGTTGCCTGCATTCAAGATTGCAGACCCGTTTGCACCATCAGACATCATCACTCTCCTAGTTGTGCCCTTGCGGGCGAAATCTTCACTCGCCGTAGTCTGGCTCTTCCAATCGCGTCACGACCTTGTCGTCGATGTGCAGATGCGCCATCAGCCGGTTCCACACCTCGCGCCGCCCCTCGGCCATCGCCATAGCGAGCGGGTCGATAGACTTGGACACAGGCGACACGACAACGGTCGACGACATGGCGCGACAAAAGCGTTTCAGGTCGGCCAAAACGATCTCGGCATCCGGGCCAACCTTGCCATCAGCATCGAGGAACAGGCGGCGATAAGCCCGCTTGCGACCAAAGATACGCGCTATAGCGGCACGCATTACGCGCCGCCTCCGGGCATGATGTTAGGCAGCCCCTGCGCGGGAGAAGCGCCCGTCATGGCCTGAACCTGCGCCATGTCCTTGGCGACGCCAGAGGCCACAGGAGCAGCCTCCAGAAGCATCTGCGCCTGCTGGGCCTGAGCCTGCTGGGCCTTCAATGCTTCGACCTCTTCAGGCGAGCGCAGCGTCTTGGCAGGCATGCCGTTGATATCTGCCAGCTCGCGAGCGATCTCCGGCGGATTGAACACCAGCATCACGGACGGATCGACCTGTGCCAAAGGCGCGACGGCCTCCAGCGTGCGCATGATGGCGACACCTTCCTCGGCCCGTTGGGCGCGATTGAGCGGCGACACATACTCGATCTCGACCTCATCACCGACCTCGAGCAGCGCATCAGGCGGCGGCGGCAGAACACCGGCACGGCCCAGAATGTCCATCTCGCGCTGAATGAGCGGGCCAAGCAGCTCGGACTGCTGACGGCCCATCGAGGGAGCCAGCAACGCGCCCTTCTCCTGCGCCCGCAGCATGGCCTCGGTCGCCGTCATTTGCGGCGCATCGACCAGAATCTGGAACAGCGTGACAAGGAACGCGTCGTTGATGACCTGACGGCGCTGGTCCATCATTTCCAAGCCGATATCGATGCGACCATTGATCTGCATCGGATGCACGACCTGACGGCCCTGATCGTCCACGCCCCCGAAGTTTTGAGCGCCCGGACGCTGGTCGAAGGCCTGCAAAGCGCCATCGTCCTGCATGAGCAACGGCGGGTCGATCATCTTGTGAGCAGCACGGATGATCGTCTTGCTCATCTCGTTGAGCATCTTGATATCGGGCAGCACGGTCATCGCAGGCGAGCG